TTTACATGGGATCCGTTTTGTCGCGACTGCCTATCGAGACGTATTCGCAACCACTAGGAGTTGGGGCACGTGCGAGTGGAAACTCGCAGCGGGCTCTAATCTTCCTCAGCTAGGTCACCGTCAATTAGAACGGTTAGCCTATCTGAGTACCGGTGGTTTCGACGGATACGGCGGTGTAGGAAACTACGCCGCTCTCGAAGCTGCATGGGAGTTAACTCCATGGAGCTGGCTCGTTGATTGGTTCTCGTCCGTCGGCACATGCCTAAAGGCGAGCAACAATGAACTAGGACTGACCTTTGGTCGCTTATCCCTCATGAGGCACTCGACATCGAAGTCGACGTACACCCTTGATGGACCCATTCCCTCCCAGTACTCCCTTTCGGGGTGGTACGAAGAAGAGATGGAGCGTAAGGAACGATATCCTGTCGTTCCCGTCATACCCTTTCCTCTGCCAACGCTGCCTCTCCTTACGGGGAAGCAGATGTCGATTCTTGGAGCGCTTGCTGTCCTGAAGGGCATCAAGCCCTAAGAGCAGTTTCGTTCCAGGAGAATTTCTCACATGTTAGGTAACACTTTCGTCTTGCCGCAGGTTGGTGGTGACATCACCTGCGTCTTGGTCAACCAGGACGTGTACTCATCCGAGTACAGGTTCACAAACAGCACGGACAGGTATACTGTGAAAGTTAGACACAGTACGGTCAAAGCGACCGGTGTCTATCCTCAGTATGATCGCCATAACGTGGAAGTGGTTCGTACCACGTTCCAAGTTGGCGACGTCGGCGAGTACTACCAGAAGTTTTTCTTCGTCCTTGAAGTCAAACCTGGTACCACCTCGGTCGTACTAGCAGATGCAGTGGCCGACAAGATTATCTTGTCGTCCAATGCTCTCGTGTCCGCTCTGTTGCAGTGGGAGTCGTAATTCCTCTCCGCGATCGCCCTGACTTGTCGTCAGGGTGCGGTGAAGGTTGAAGCCCACTTGGCTGAGAAAGTGACTTGACGCATGGGACATCTATAGGAGGTTTAATCCTGGAGAATGTCTAATCGCCATGTCAGTGAGTTGAGAAAGGTGTACAAACACATCTTCCAAGATGCTATGTATGCCTTCCCGACAATGAGGATGGAACTTGAGAGAGATCTCACCCATCTTCAGAGTGTCGTTGATTCGCGGGGGGTCTCCGTTTACATGGAGACCCTTCCGAAAATCGGCAAGCACCTCGATAGGTGTCTTGCTGGTGGCCAGTACTTACAGTCCGGACTTCCTCTGACAAAGAGGGTCTCGGGCCGCGTATTGATCCCCGCATTTATGCGTGGGTTATACTTACTGGTTTTTGACGACACTGGTCGTTTGAAGGACGACGCAAACCTGGAAGCTATCACATTCTTGCGGCAGATTGTTTTTGCTGCGAAGAAAGCTAGCTTCCCTTGCACTGCAGAAAAGGCCGCCACGGAAGTGGAGGAATTCTATGCAGTCGATCAGACACTGCCCGAACCAGACCGGTTTTGGGAGTGTGAGACCGAGGCTCTCGCCTCAATAAAGGAGACCTTTCATGGTTTCGAAAAGTCTGCCCTCTACAGGGCAAGAGCTGACGCTCTCTTTCCGCATACGCGGAAAGACCTCACGATCGTCCTTGGGATTCTCGACAGGGTGTCGGGGATCCTTACCTCAAGTCTCGGATCTTACGATCCTTCCGACTGGAGGTTCAAGCACGGACCAGGAGCTATTGCA